AGGGTGGGAAGGGGGGGTGGGGGGGAAGAGGCGGGAGAAGAGGTCGTGGAAGAGGTTAGAGGTCGCCCATGTTATAAACGTCAAACATTGCAGACGAAGAGAGGAGGCCGTAATGTTCTAAGTTATACTCCTGATTATATTACGTTGGGAACGGTTAAAGCGCTTATTAAGCATGAACTATCTATTCCTGATAAAATAAATGTTACGGCGGTTAAACAACTTATCGAATGTACTAATTTAAATAATTTCATGTATGAGTTAATTACCTTGCATTTAACTATTATGTTTTGTTCCGAGGTTGAGGTCTTCCGTTATTTAACTCAATATAAAATAAAGTATGGAATAGAAGCTACGGAATTATTAATTAATTATTCTCTATCTGAAAATGCCATTCATGTATTTACGGTAAATTCGTTTAACGCGCTCTCTATAGCCCTGTTATGGACTAATAATCCGTATATGATTCGTATATTATATAAGTTTGGGGGAGATATTTCGGTAATTGGTACCAATGGCTTATTTATAGAAGAATTACACACGATTATACCTTATTATAATCATTTGACTAACTATATCTCCTACAAGAATATTAATTTACAATTCAATCATATTTGGGGATATCGTCTTATTAACGACTACGCGAATATTATACAAGAAGTACGCATTATTGGAGGAGAGATCGCTCCAACTCCTAATTATATTTTTCCTATTAAATATTCCTTTCATAATAATACCTCTTCTCTTTTAGAGGTTGACGTATAAATATCGTAACTATACATAACGATTACTATTTAATAATGTAATTTTACTATTATTATGCATAACTATATTGGATTATTACTATATAGAGCATATATTGACCGACATCCTAGCGTAAAACATGCCTTGAAAGAATGCGGACAAGCCCATTTAGGCTTAGCCCTTAATTTAAACCGGCAATCCTCTATCGTCTCTTTAATTATTCAGTTTTTAGAACCAGAATATATTATCTATTTAGTGCTTAATGATAACTATAATATCAGAAAAGACCACTTATTCACTCATATTATTCATTTGAATAATATGATTAAGGAATTATCTGGACATTTATATTGTCGGTTTTGTCACAAGGCACCTACCGGTGGAGTAGGATGTTCTCATTATAAATTAGATGTTAACTTGGGACATATTAATTGTTCTCCCCATGCTAAAACCATCATTAAGCGATATTATCCATCCGGATCAGTTGGATCATGGTTAGTCGATTGGGACCTATATATTACTATTGGCAATCGCCTACAAGATGACTGGAGGACCGCCTCATGGCTGTTGCGAAATAATACTAATAATGAGAGATGTGACGGCGAATTAATAAAAAACTATTTTCATTCGTATTATTATTGGTGGAGTGGTGATGATTATGATATCTTTATTAAAACCTGTTCTAAAATTATAGATTAATTAGGCAATCGTTAATTCCATCTAATTTATTAGACAACCGCTTTATCATAAGGTACTGTTCTAGTTTTATTTTAGGGTATTTTTCTGGAGCGGATTGATATCCTTCTGGGATCTTTTTATTCTTTGTGTGTGTAATATCTATCAGTTTTTTGAGATTTGCACCTAAATCCATATCTATATAATATACAAATTTATCTTTAATTTAATATATCTTTAATTTAATATATATATTATTCAGGGTGTGTATAGATGGTTGTTGGAGTATTAACGTCCGTAATAGCGGTATCATTATTTCCTAACTCAGTGTTCAGAAAGGTATTGTTTAAATTATCTAATAACCGATTTCTCGGATGCAATAGTAGATTATATAGCGTGTTGCTTAAATTCCTATAACTATAAGGGTTATTTATAATGTTATGTCGTGAATAAGTTTCCTCATCCAATGTAATTGCGTCTATTATTATATCTGTTATATTAGTATACGAAATGGTAATAGATGTGTGGTCTATATGAAATGGTCTGAAATTATTTAATAGTACCGATGGGGTTTGTCTAGTAACTAGTGTAGATATCACATCTCTCAAATCTTGAAAGTGATTGCTTGATGTTTTACCTACTTCATGCGCATTAAGTATATGTTGAATGGTTTGCCTTGGACAATGCAGAGATGGGTTTTCGGCGTTAGGACTAGGTACTAGTTGTCCTCTACATAATGGACATAAGGGGTTTGTTGGGTTTACTAACGCAGCTAGTATTAAGCATGATGTGTGAAATACGTGATTACATGCCGTTGTGCTACTATCTGTAGCATTAATTTGAGATAAACATATGGCGCAATCTGGTATGCTAGAGGTCATGGTTTTATTTTCCTTATAAATTACTAATTGGTTTCAATTTTATACGGTTCGCCGTTTTATTCTGCTGATAGGTTTACGAGGCCTTTCGTTAACTACCTCCTTATTCCTAAACTTTCTGGATGTTCTGATAGTAGATAAGATATAACACTAGTTAATAGTGTTCGTTTAGGGGTGGTGGAGTGGAGTTTTTCCCTGTTGCGAGACTTCTTCCTCCGAGGCTAATGGTTTAGACGCGTTTGTAGGTACGGGTGAGGTACTATCTTTAGCCAGTACGGGTGAGGTACTATCTTCTGTTTGTACTGATGAGTTATTATCAGTAGAGGTAATTTCATTTATATACGTTCTAAATTTTGTTGCATTTTTTTTGTTTAAAAAGGCATTTAATTCTCTCGTATTTAGTTTGGTGATAGTTTCAATTATGAATTTCAGGTCTCTTACTTTTAGGTCGGCTACTTCTAAGTTACTGTTACTTGTGCTTGATTTTGGCAACATCCAAGACAAATAATTGTACGCTCCTCCAGATTGTCTCCGGCGGCTTAAGTGTTTGCTTGGGTGTTTTCTAGAGTGTTTGCTTGGGTGTTTTCTAGAGTGTTTTCTTGGGTGTTTTCTAGAGTGTTTGATGGAGGGTTGTTTACGAAGCGTTTTGTGTTTACCCATAATAATATAGTACTATATTATTATGCAGAATATATTTATTGGTGTATTATTTGGGTTTTTTGGGTTTATATTGTTAAATTATATCCCCTCACGTCTAGGCGCCCGAGAAGAGTTGGATTTATTTATTGGTAGACGGTGTATTCATATTCATCATTGGATAAGTTGTTTGTTAATGTTGACTTTATTATGGTGTGGGAAATATTATGGAAATACCCCAGGGTTTAATATTCTATCTGGTATATTATTAGGTATGATATTAGAGGATTTTCTATTTAGAAATATTTACAATATACGTAATTGTAATAAATGATATTATATGCATGTATATATCAATGAGTAATGCCGAAATATATTGGAAGGATCCGTTAAATAATAGTCTAGTAAAGAGGTTAGAGGATAAATATATTACGTTTGAATATGATATAGGAGGTTGGAATAATATACGAATGGCTTTAGAGATTGTTTTTATTTTCGCTTATATTACTGGGCGTACGGTAGTATTGCCTCCGGACACCCATTTACACTTATTGGATAAAAATAAAAGCCCTCAAACGTTAATGGATTTCTACGATGAAAAACTATTTACTAATAAAGTCATTCGTATAATCTCTCTGCAAGAATATTTGAAAGAGTTGCCAACCACCATCTCTAGCCCATCGGGTAATACGTTGGAACGCATCAATAATGAATCATTATTTAACTATTCGGGTCGTGATACACCTTCTCTTTTTAAGTGGATGAGATCAGTCGGTTATTATTGGAAGTTTAATGAAACTACTTTCTTTGCTTTTATGGACGAGCATGCTAGTCGTTCCGTTAATGGAAATATGGATAAATGGTGGGCGGCTAAGGATAAATGGTCGCAGCGCTTTTTACCATATCGCCGAGTATTAGAACAGGGTGCTAATACTATGTATATTATTGGAGGGAAAATGCTGGAGGCACCGGTGTGGCATTTTAAGGGGGATGGTCAGGAGAGATTGATAGCTCATTATACGAGTAAAATATATATCGAAAATGACATGTTGAATTTGTATATACGCAGATTTGTACGTGATTCTCTCCGATATCATGATGCTATTTTTAATATCGCTTGGAGAATGATATATAAATTAAATAGCGTTGTTTCAAGTGGTCGGTGGTATTCCGCCCATATTAGGCGGGGAGATTTTCAGTCCCAATTTGGAGAGACTAGAGTCTCGTGTGAAGAGTTATTAAAAGTATTTAATAGAGAGGGAGGCGTTCCTCTTGGTGAGACCATATATATTGTGACGGATGAACCGGATAAATCATTTTTTAAGTTATTGAAAGAGGATTATACTATTTATTTTTGGGATGATATGGGGGTAGTGAATCCTAATTGGGTTGGAATGATTGAACAGATTATTGCTAGTCATGGAGAGATATTTTATGGAACCTATTTATCTACGTTTACGCATTATATTATTAGGATGCGGGGTTATATGAAGAAAGGTCACAGTCGGTATATTAAAGGAGGGATGATAGACGAAAAATCGATATGTTCACGGCAGCATGAATATAAAGATGTATGGGAAAACTTGGATTAATGGTTATACTTTGTATTTGGGTGTTTTACGTCTTCCCTTCTTATATTTTTTCATTGTTTTTTTTGCTAGTTTTAATGTTTTGCTAAAAGGTTTGCATCCGTTTGATAGTAATTTATAATCTACTGCCGATGCTTTTCCTCCGGTTATGGAACTTGCCAGTCTAGCCCTACCCCATGATTGTGGTGTTTGGTTGGGACGAGATCCCGATGAGTAGTAAGCACCCATTCCTTTTTGTTCTATTTTTTTTAAGGTTCCTATAGAGCATTGTGTTTTTTTCGCTAATTCATGATTTGCGTATATCTTATCCATTTTATATAACTTTTGGGCGGCTAAAATATGTTTTGAAGGTATCGATTTAAAGGACGTCACGTATTTACGCTTATAATATTTGCCTCTGGTATATTCTTTCTTGGATTTATTTATTTGTCTAATTTGTTTATTCCTATCTTTCTTAGACAGTGATTTGGGTATATAGCGTTTGGGATATTTCATATTTTATGTTTTATTATTTCTTTATATAATAAAATATAATAATAGAGTATAATGGTTAAAAAGCATTTGGGTAGGAGTAACCGACGGCGTAAAAGTGTGTACCGAAGAAATAATGCTTCTTTGAAACGACGCAATAGAAACCGCGCGAGTAAAATTGTGCACCGAAAAAAGAAAGCTTCTTTTAATAAAACCCGTAGGCGTGGGCGTGTCCGTGGGCGTGTCCGTGGGCGCGCCCGTGGGTCATCTCCTGTAACTATTACCTTTAGCACTTTGGGTGGAGTAGATATAGAAGGTTGTTGTACTATAACTAATGCTACTACTATAAGAGAATTAAAATGGTTAATCGCTGAGAGAAGTGGTATACCGTTCGTAAATATAGTAATAGTTTCTAACGTTATTAACGCTGGTCATCCTTTACCGGATTCACTTAATAATTTAATTTCAATAAAAGATTCGTTGGAGTTAATCGTAGATGATGCTGCAACGGATACTATTACTTTTCAGACGTTGGATGGAGTAGATATAGATGGTTGCTGTACTATATCTGATTATACTACTATTGAAGAATTAAAAACGTTACTATCTGAGAAAGCCGGTATACCGACAGAGCATATAGTAATTCTTTCTAATGTTACGGGTGTACCTTTTCCTAATACTCTTAATAATTTAATCGCAATAAAAGATACTTTGGCATTATTAGTAGATAACGCGGGAACTCCGTTGAATTTATCGGACGATCATGGAGCGGAAGAGTTCAATATAATGTTATGGGTGTTATTAATCGCGCCGGGTGGTGTAGGTCTAACGGTAGACCAAATAGCGGATGTTATTATAGACCGGCGCGCTTCCATCATCCTGCGGCAGGCCACAAACGACCGAAAAGTGTGGGTTACGGAGCCTAAGAGTGAAATAGTTGAGGAGGTAAGAGAAAATATATATGAATTAGTAGATGATGGAGTTATACTTAAGGACGGTCTTGAATATTCGGTTAATAGAGATCATCCGTATATCATTCGTATATTGTCATCATCTGAGTCTGATGACGAAGGCTAATCACTCAATGAGCAGTATTCTACTATGATGTCACTCTCGGGCCGTCAATAACGCGTTATAATATAATATACTCGACGGTGAAATAACTTAGTATAGCCCATACTACTATTCCGATGGAACTGATGATATCTATATTTATGTTGGTATGAATAGATAGTTGATGTATAAATAGGATGGCTAAAAATAGTAAAAAGGAAGTGTAAACATATGAGGCAAAGAAGGACCGTTTTTCGGTTTGCTTAGCGAGAAAAAAAGAGGCTATTATGCCTGTAGGCATGCCACCTATAATCGGTGCTAATGATGGATTCATAAAAGTAGACACATATTTAGTTCCAGCGATAATGGATCCCCCTAGTAAAAATGGTTTTATATAAGTCATATATATATATATATATATATGAAAATTATAATTTATAATTTATAATTTTCATTTATAATTTTCATTTATATTTCTTTTTTGTTTTTGTTTTTGTTTTTGTTTTTGTTTTTGTTAAGATAAAATCTTTAATACATAATGCTATGTTTTTTCCTATAGTCTCATAATCTGGGAGGGATAGATTTGCGATGCTGATGCGAATCATCCATGGATCTGCGCCGAATCCTGAGCCATTTAATAGTACGGTATGATATTTTGTAGCCAAATGCATTAAGAATTCCATATACTCGTAGTTTTTAGTGAGGTATTCCCTCTGGGGTTTTCCATAGATATTTTCCGTAATAGTCGGAATATGTAATAATTGATAATAGTGTGTTGCGGTAGGGGTTGTAGGCACCGTTATGTGTAGGTGTTTGCATAATGCTGTCTGTCGTTTAATAAGGAGTTGTATTAGTTGTTTTTTATATTCACCGTTATGGTGTTGTTTGTCGTACATGTCATAATATAACATTAGTGCTAAAATAACTTGTTGCGGGGTAGATAAGCCTCCTACGTGTGCTTCGGCGACTTGGCGGCTGTCAAAAACAATACGGTTTATAAAGGTTAGGTCGGACGGGTGTATAGTGGCGGAGGAATACCGTTTATTCATTAGTTCTTGTTTTGTGTGAGGTAATTGTTTTATGAGATGGTTGAACCGATTATTTTTAGCAACCATAACGATTCCCAGTCGCCAACCAGTGGTCCCGAAATATTTGCTAAGAGAGAATACTTCGATCGTATTTTTAGGACATGATATTAGGAGGGAGTTATATTCTTGGGCAAAGGGGGCATAGACATTATCAGATAAGATGATTAAATCTTGACGTTCCGTATTTACAATCTCTCCTATTGCTTGAATATTCTGTTTAGAGAGTGAATATCCTCCTGGGTTGGATGGATTTACCATAAAGAGCCCTTTAATTTTCTTATCTCTCAATTTTTCTATTTCTGATTGGGGCAGACTATAGTCCAGACTAGGAAGACTTTTAAGTGTTATGATCTTTAATCCATATGTTTTTAATATGGGTATTTCTAAATAAGGGCTAAATATGGGGGTTATTATGGCAATGGTATCTCCCGGATTTAGTAAATGATTATACTTTAATGTGTTAAATACATATAATATACCGTTGGCCGCGCCTTCAGTCGCAAAGATGTCAAAGTCCTGAGGGGATGGATTGGATTTGGAAGATTGTTTATAGATGAGATGATGCATAAAGTGTTGAGTGATGATTTGAACATGAGGTTGTATTTGTGGAGGAGAGGGGTAGAAAGATCCTAGGGAGGAGAGAAAGATGTCATAATATAGTTCGTTTGTATTTTTGGAGGATTTATTTGATTTTTCCAAGAAAGAGAGATATTGTTTCATAAAGTGCTTCTCTTGCTTATTCCAGGGTATAGCCAATAGTTTAGATTTATAATTATGATCTGATGTACTTGGATAGAGTTTGAGATCGGAGGAGGATTTATATTTTTGGGAGGCTAATATACATCCCTGTTGTAATTTAGTGAATATGGTTCGTATATAAGAATTAAAAAAATTAGGGTTACCTCTCCCTGCATTTAGTATTTTTGGACCGGCTAGTTTTATGAGCCGGTTTTTTAGTTCAAAGGGAGATATTTTATCTAACTTATTGAATTTTTTCTTGCTTATTTTTCGTGTAGCGGGCATATAATATATTAGGCATATAATATATTATAACTATCTTATCGTTTTGTATCTTTTTATTTTTTAAATGGTTTGTTCTATACTCTGCATTATAAATCTTTCGTTAAAAGGATTTAGTAAAATAACGCATATTATAATATGTGTGAAAAATGGAAATGCTACGCATGGGAAGGTAAGCATTCTATGTGCGGGAGTTATATAAAGGAAGCATGTCATAGACGGCATGCTGAGATGAATTTAATTCATCATATGCGATTAAAAGTCGGTATCTAAAAATAATATTTATATAAATATTATTCGCTCGCGAATGGTACCAAATTCGGTGGTAGGATATTCCCTATCTAAACCATGTTTACATTGTAGTAAAGTATTACGTCATTATTCACGAGAAAGGTTAAAAAAGGGTTCTCGTGTATGGGTTAGATATTCGTTAGGAGGAGATGAGTGCGGGGAGGTATGTATGAGTGAGTGGATTTTATGCGTAAAGTTGGAGGATGGAGTAATATCTAGTGGATGGAGAGAAAAGTATAGACTAATGAGAAATAATAAAAACTAACTATTATATTCTTTAGGATAAATATCTGGTGGAGAGAAAAGTATAAACTAACTATTATATTCTTTAGGAAAAATATTTATTTTCTTAGTATATTATATAATGGACATGATGCAAGAATTTGATTTAGCCGGAGGAGCAAGACGTAGTCGCCGTTGTCGCCGAAGTAGAGTCCACAGACATAAAGTAGGTAAAAGCCGCCGCCGTCGCCGTACCAGTACTGTCCGCCGCCGCAGCCGCAGCCGCAGCCGCCGCCGTTAAATAAAAAAATTGATTTAGGATCATTTAATTATGAAAATACTTAAATGATGCATCCTGTTCAAGTAACGTATGAAAATGCGGTTAGCCACACAAATGAAATAGTCAGACTTTGTCAAACTATTTTATTTACGAATGGACCTTTTTTAAAAGAAGGTATATACCAAGATTTATTGTGTCATGAGTTGAGTCTTTTAGGAATAACTAATTCCAGAGAATATGTTTTTCCATATCAGATGAATGATTCCGCAGGAGAGCATGTAATCATTGGTAATGGTCAATCTCTTCGTTCCGATATAGAATTATCTACACTTGGATGTATTTTAGAATTAAAAAGTACGTCTCACTCTATTAAAGATGAATATATTTGGCAACTTCGTAACTATCTAGAACAACGACCTGAATGCATATGGGGAGTTGTTATTAACTTTATTAGCAAATTTGGAGTAACGACTAGTCCATATGTTCAGTGTCATTTATTATATAAAGAAGGAGGCTTTGTTACTGTAGAAGGTGCGGTTAATAAACGAATTAAGATAACCAAATACAAATCATATAAGGTAGAGAGTATGGCCTATCCGTTAAAAGGGGACATTATGTTGGGTGATGGGTTAGAAGTTGTCGATGTTCCAGAACCAGATAACGTTACGGATACCGATTAATTCTGCTATAAAATTAAACTGTTTTATAATAGGTATCTTAAAGCATAAACGATTAACATATTCAAGATTGAATAATGATTATTTGTCTAAAATATGCGTGATAATGAAAAAGAAGGTTTCCAATGCCTAAGTGGGGACGTTTGATGATTATTAGAAAGGTAGATAATTTTTTAGCGATAAAATTGAAGTGTTTATCTGTTGTGTAGCTATTATAATAATGGAACCCCCTAAAGATACACGGATTATGTATTTACCTAATGCTTTAGAAGTAGTTATTAGTTCTATCACTAAAGAAGAGTATATAGAGTTATCATTTGATTGGAATAAACCGAATGAGTTGTTACCATTTGATGATGAAACGAGAGACATGGTTGATGGTTACATTGTGCATAAAAATCCATTAACCATAAAACTAGTAAAGTATCTTATGTGTACGGCGAACAATAAAGCCCATATTCTCTCTAAATTAAATAACTATATTGCTATGTCTGACGAGGAGTTAGATCCTTTAACGGGTTTTATTCCGGTGGATGATTATAGAACATCCTTACAAAATAGTAAAAAGTTATTTAAAAACGACCAACATATTGCGTTAATTGATTTACTATGTGCTTTGTGGTACTAGGTTTAAAAAATTGAAATGCTTATCTGCTTAGAAAGAACTGTACCCAAGTATCTAACCCCTAAAGAGATACTAAAGAAAATCCTAGTAACAACCCGTCCAGATAATGTCCAGTAACTTGTGGATGTCTTTGCCGATAGAGCTAACTCGTGAGATATTTAGTTATGATGGAACGCATCGCGATGATTATAGGAAGGTGATGCATGAGTTAGAATTACAATATAATAGTGGATTATGGTGGTTATATTCGGTAAAGCTTCCTGCTTATCTTGATAATGAGAGCATTCGTCCGGTTGAGTTTACTGATTGTGATGAGGAGGATGATATTTGTCAATTAGCGATGTATCACCTCACGTTGAATGAGGAACTAGCAGATAGTACGTTTGAGATATATTCGTAGTTAGTAATTAGATAATAGTTAAGAGTAGATATAAATGGATACATCTGTGTTAGGATTTAAGGTGGCATATAAACTGTTGAGTGAATCATCGATAGGAAAAGAGAAGGAGTTATCTCTGGATAATCCTTTTTTTTTATTTAGTGATGAAGATTCGGGAATCGATCATACGATGATGTTAGGGTCATTAGTGAAAGAGGATATATGTTTTTTAGAGAGTATAAATATACCGTTAATATTAAGGAGTGTATATCAGGTGTTGGGTTCTAGTAAAAGAGAATTTAAGTATAAGGATTATACTTTTTTCTCTCTGGACGGAATAAAAAAGGCGTGTGAGTTATATGAAGATGGTGGTCAATATAAATTTTGTGATATAGGTATGCAGTATTATGGGTTGGGGCATGTGAAGGTGTTAACCTTGTGTAGAGAGACTGGGTTATTATTTATTAGAATAGATGGGGGTTCTAATGGTTATGATAGAGATACCAATTATCACAATTTTATGAATTTAGAAAAGATGGAGGAGAATGTATTTACCATGGAAGATTTTATAAATAATAGAGTAGGAGAGATATTTGTGTATTTGGGGTAGGTTGTTCTAAGGCATTACGTTAGTTTATACTCAAGCCAGCCATTTAACCTATTCAGGTCGTCCCTAGATATTTCACCGTCATTCCGGTAGTATTCATATATAATGTTATAAATATTCTCATCATCATTTGCGACTCGGTCAAAATCGGGGCTTGATATATCGTCTACGGTGTTTATCACGCCCTCATTAACTATGCTTTGTGCTATATCTCTTAATATTTGATTGTTTTCCTCATTTTCCAATTGCCTTGCGATCCGTATCTCTTGTATCTGTCTCTCTTGTTCTCGTCGCTGTAACGAGGGACTTCGTCTCCGTCTTGTCCGTTTAGTAGGAGAGTTTTTACGTGATGACTTACTTTTATATGGCTTGGGTTTGCGCGTACGTCTTTTACTTCGGGGCATCTATATATATATAGATGATAAAAATCGGATAGTAATTTATTCAAAAAGGGAATGTGTTAATTGTATTTTATATAATGCATAACTTACTATTATTGGGCCGGTGATGTGCCAAAGTGTATGATTTAGGACGTATTTATTCCAGTTGTTTTCTTTGGCTGCTACCATGGATTGATACACGAAATAGAGGGGGATTAGAGACCCTATTATAACAAACGCGGGGTTTAAATAGAGAGAGGTAATAATAATGGTGGATAATACCATACAGGTTGCTAATAATCTATCTATGCCGTGGAGAATATGTGGGGTAGGTCCACCCCAACCATAATCGGATGCTAATACAAAGGCAGTTTGAATGACCCATAATAATTGGTATATGTTTGAGTATAGATTGTTGGAGTTAATAAAAAAGATGGGCATTAGATATAGTATTCCGGTGTAGCCTGCCCATTTTGATACTTTTTTCCAGGGATGATTGGATTGTGTAAAATCGGTAGTTAATAATCGTATATGTTTTGAGATAATGTCTAACATATAAGATAGAAGAGAGAACATATTAACGTTTATTTTGTATTGCTATATGTTTCGTGTTTTAATTGGTATATAGTAACCATGCTTTGTATTTCAGTTTGATCTGGTTGGTCTAACTGATTAATTTCCATCTTTGCTTTATTTTTGTAGGCTGTTATTTGTTCTTTAAGGATTGCATATTTAATAATGGTTTCGTGTATTAACCAAAAACTATATTTGCGAGCGAGTAGTACCTTTCTCTCGGTAGTATCATCGTGGAATACGCGGGTATTATATTCGTTATGTATTTCTTTAAATAAGGTATCATATTCGGTCATATACTATAGTAGTAATGATATTGTTAATTATATATTGGAGAGATTTGGTGAATATATAGTTAATATATGACTATTAAATGGGTTAATATACGGGATGATACGATGGTTCAAGGTATTGCGTATGTTAAAAAGGGGTTTAAGGCGCAGTTGCATCATCATCCTTTGGCGGAAGATTATTTTTTTGTTTATGGTAGGGGGTTACTATATCATAATGATACCCTAAAGATTATTGGAGCGCCTAAAAAGGTACTGATAGAAGCAAATGATGTGCATGCGATGACTCCTCTTAGTGATTCGGTGGTGTTATTTTACCAGTTTGCGAAGGGTCCGTTTTCTAGTATTAAGTATACATATTTACGGAGTTATCTGTGAGGCAACCTAGTTATATATCTAGTAAAAGCGATTATCTTTCCTTTTGTGAATATGTCGGAGATACACAAATGTATTAAAACTCTATTTGAAATTTTAAGCTGCATAAAATTGTTTCCTATTAGATGAGAATTAACTAATATTCATTGTCCGATTCATAGTCTTCATTGTCCGATTCATAGTCCGATTCATGTTGATAATTGTTTTTATGTAATGTTTTAGAATTAGTATATTTCCCCCCTCTTACATTTTGATAGCCGTGTGTTTTGATACACTTATTTGTTTGTTTTTGTTCGGCGTTATTAGAAAAGTATCCATTACATACCTCTACTATCTCTCCATCTTTTGGTGCGAATTTTTTAGTGACCATGGATCCATTCCCGTTAAAATGTTGATGCATTCGTCTATCTATATTAGTGGTTTTGCCTATGTATTTTTTGTTATTTTCTAAATTTAATTTGTATATGTAGGTAGTTTCATTAATATTATTTCCATTTTGATATCTATCGTTGTACATGGGTGCTCCAGTTTTGGCATATGCAGCAGGGTTATTAATTATAGTTCCTCCTTTAGTATAATATTCTACCATATAGTATATTATTTGGTCTTTTTAACTATTTATTCACGTTTTCTCCTCTGGGCCAACCTAGCAATATCTCCATTACATCCATATACAACAACCCGCCAATCTACCCCTCTCGATAAAACAGAAATCGGTATTAAAACATAAATGGCCTTATACCGCCGTCTTTTGAAATCCTTTTTCCTTATAAGGATTCCCTTTACCAAAAAATTGAAATGCTTTTGAACTTATAAAGGATCTATACCCGTAGGTTACAACAAAGCATAAACGATATAACCTACCCCCCCTTCACACAAAAATCAAGAAAACTACCATGTCTACTGTATCCAAGAATGCATTGAAGTTTGCTGAGCAATTTTCGGAGTTAAAGCCTGGAGGAAGCCGTGATATGCGTGATTCCATTAAAAAGAATATTAGTTTGGTAGAGAGCGCGTTGGGTTCTGGTAGGGCGGTCTTCGGGCGTCTTGGTTGGAACGGTTGGCCTCATATTGTTTCTGGAAGACAGAATAGGACTGTTCATGATAGAGGCCAGCAGCGTTCGTTGGCGCTTCCGAAAGGTCGTGATAAGTTGCATAGTACTTGGTTAGACATTCTGCAGTTTCTTAGGAAATTTGGCGGAAGTTTAAAGTTAGTTGGATGCCCTGAGTATCAGCAGGCGGCGATGCTAGTGATCCTTTATAGAAAGTGGGTAGCTGAGGAAGATAGCAAGCGGATGCTTGTAGGAACCGTCGCACCTGTAGTAGTAGAAACCGTTGTGGAAACGGATGCGGAGAGAGAAGCTCGCGATGCCTTAGAGGAAGCCGCTTTTGAGAAGCAGGTACTAGGCGAAGAGGTAGAAGTTGAGAAAATGGAAATCACCATTGAACTCTCTGATGATGAGGAGTGGGATTAAAAAAAGAAATAAAAAATAGAAAATCAAAAAAGAAATAAAAAATAGAAAATCAAAAACGAAATAAAAAATAGAAAATCAAAAAAGAAATAAAAAGGGTTTTTTCTTTTTATGGTATTATTTTCTCTCTGGTGTAGTAAATATATAGTTCTATAAATAAGATAGGAAGCATGTAAACGACTGCATTGACGTTAAGAAAACACCCGATAAAAAATATAAGTAGGGCGAGATTATTGCGGGTCCAGTTCCATGATAAGTGGTGGTGAATATAGTATGCTCTTAAAAAGAAAAATATGCCGACTAGGAGAGAAGCGTCACGTCCAAATCCACAGATATGGTGGGTTGGTTTATCGGTACTATGGATATTATGTTTTAAATAATTTTTTATCTCTCCGGTGAATAATCCAGAGATCATACCGCGTTCATACATGGCAAATGATTGTGTCGTCTTAAAATATCTTAACATATAGATAACATACAGTCCTTCTACAATAGATAGTATATCAATCATATACTATCTATACAAATAAGTTCATTGGAACGAACTTATATTTTTTCAAATAATGTGTTTATCGATTTAAGTGTGGAGAGATCCTTTACGTAATCATCCAGTCCTGATCCGGTTCTCTCAATCGTTTCATATTTAAGGCTTGCCTTTAATAATTGTGACTTTATTTCCATTAATTCATTCGCTATGCGCCGTAATTTTTGTTTCTTTTGGTCGTCTTCTCTCTGTTTCTTTAAAATATTTATCATTCGATGTTGCTTATCTTCTACCGATTTATATGTTTTCTTATCTCTTGTAGATAACTGCGTAATTCTATTCGCTTGTGATTGGATCCAGGCATCAGAGTAGTTTGCCCTACCATATGAGTTATCTCGTGCAGTTCTTGACATGTTTCCTATTATATATAGATAAGTTTTTAATCAATTTTACGAGAAAAAAGTTCCTTTTTATTTGTTTTTTGTGTTTTTTCCTTTTTATTTGTTTTTGGTGTTTTTTCCTTTTTATTTGTTTTTGGTGTTTATTCCTTTTTATTTGTTTTTGTGTTTAGTCGCTATCCCATGCATCATTTAAGGGTTCTTCATCTTCGCTATCGGAATCACCCCACCTAGTGGTTTTTTTAACACCCCATTCGGTCGGCTTCTTAGGGGCGCTCTTCGCTACAACGGTTTGAGTCGCTTTAGGAGGTACCGTAGGTTTACCGTCCCTAAAATTCGTCCAGATAGTCGCTGTCTCAGCGCTAAGTTCCCTAGTCTTTTGCGAAGGCAAACTAGGTACGGCTTCCTCGCTATCACTATCACTATCACTATCACTATCACTATCCAAACCTGCGAATGGATTTACATTCTTGGGGGGTTGAGTAGGCTTAAACGTGGTACCCTTTTTGAAATGGGGGTTACGTGGTGCTGGTGGCGCGCGATACTGTGACTGTCTAGCGCGCCAGTTCGCCTGGTTTTGGTCGTACCGCCTTTTATTTTCCACTGCGATCCGCTGGTCAGCCTTACGATTTTCCTCGTCAAGCTTCTTCTCCATAGAACTCATCTTGTTCCATTGCTGTTGGGTGGGACGCTGGTAAGTTCGGTTAGCAGCGCGAGGACGAGAAACGGAAGAACTAGAGCTGGACATTATCTGGAAGGTTTGTTACTGGTGTTTTCTTTTGTATCTCTTTTGTGTAAATACTTGCTTGGGTACAGATTCTTTATAGGCTCAAAAGCATTTCAATTTTTTGAAAAGGGAATAGTTAGCCCCAGCTATCATATCCATCCTCATAGTCATTGTATGTAAAATTATAGTTATGTAAATAATGGTGTCGGGTGTTAGCGGGGTCAAGTATTAGTTGGTCATTCACGGTATAATATTCCCCTAGATAATAGGATATCATTTCATGAGGATCATAGTCTGAGTTATAGTAGTCGAGGTTTCCTGGTTGCTCCCAGTCCGCCTTCATATAGTCCAAGAAGTTTTTCATTAGGATGGCGTGCATTATTATCCCACGCTATATCTCCCTTATGTATTTCAATTTTAAAAAATTGAAATGCTTCCCTCCACATAAAGAATTGTACCCTCAAGTATTTAACAAAATGACTACATCAAATCAAAAGCAATCATCAAGTCAAAGACAGAGAAGAGTGAATAGAGAACATAAGAAGAAGAATAAAAATCGTGCTGGATTTTCGCATCTGGATGATGAGAGATATAGTGTAGAGTATAATAGTTCTGATCATTGGGGAGAGATAGAGGAGAGCGTCCCGTATGAGCCGGGTTGTTATGAGTTAGATAAGCATGTGGTGTATAGCGAGTGTCCATATACGCAACTCTATTGGGACTACGGCACAGATTGCGTATATGGAATTGGTACGAAGCCTGCTGGAGTAAGACTGGGATTTGCTCCAGTTTTTAGTCGGAAGAACTCTATTGGGACAACGGTCCAGATTGCGTAGGCAAATAAAAGTTTGCCGGTATATAGATAAGAAGGATAAAGTAGTTAGGTAATATAGTGGTTCGTCGTAGTTAATGAGGAAGATAGAAAGGGGTTCATACCTTTTTTCTTTTGATAAAATTGAAATTTTTTATTGGGTTTAACAATAGTTACCCTAGCACTTATATTTGAAAATGATGAACCCAACATTAAGATTTCAAAACAATAAGTGCTTTTTCCAAGTGTTAAATACGTGTTGTCCGATGGATCTCTCTGCCTATATTCCGATGGAATGTAATAGGGAGCAGTTCCCGGTTTATTTGGAAAAGTATAAGTTAGAAAAGAAAGAGTACCAGTTGAAGGGGGGTGAGTGGTTGATTGAGATGGAATGTGGAGATAATCCGCATGGCGGGGTTCGTGGGGGTTTGTTGGCGGATGAGATGGGGTTGGGTAAGACGATACAACTAATCGGTTGTATGGTATCTAACCCTTTGCCTTGTACCTTAGTAGTGTTGCCGGTGGCGTTGATCGACCAGTGGAAGCAGCAGTTTTTGAAGTATTCTCCGTATGAGCCGGTAATATATCATGCGGAGAAGAAGAAGAGGTATAGCTTGGAGGATTTGCGTGCTGCGTCGGTTATTATTACTAGTTATGGGCATATATGTGAGAGTGAAGGTAAGACGAATGTATTTCATCAGTTGAGTTTTGATAGGGTTGTGTTTGATGAGGCGCATCATATGAGAAATCCGCTTACGAAGAAATTCAAGGGGGCAAAGTTAATTAAGGCGAGGGTGCGTTGGTTGTTGACGGGTACACCTATTCAGAATAGTTTGAGTGATTTTGCGAGTTTATGCACTTTGATGGGATATCCTAAAAACATATGTGCTAATAAAGAGAGTATGAATGAGGTTATTAGGTGTAGTGTTTTGAAGCGGACAAAGTACTCGGTTGGTCTCTCCTTGGTGCCGCCTAAGTTGCATCATGTGGTGGTGCCTTGGGGTTCTGATGAGGAAAAATGGTTAGCCGAGGATATTCATAGGACGTTTACGATACTTAAGGAAAATTTCGGAGAGAGGCAGTCTCATTCTATTTCGGGAGAGTTAACCAGTTCTTCCTTCGCTATGCTTGTGAGAGCGCGCCAGGCGTGTATATCCGCGTCGTTGATGGGAGACTTAGTGAGGCAGTTTATCCGCGAAGGGTATATAGATGATAGTGATTATGATATTGCGGAGGCGATGAAGCACCATAGTAAGATAGATGCGGTATGTCATAAGTTAATAGAGAGAAAGGGTAATGCTCGTAGAAAGTTGGTGTTTTGTCATTACAGAGGAGAAATAGATTTGATTCGTACGCAGCTTACCGAGGCTGGTATGGTGGTTGGGGTGTTTGATGGTCGCACACCCAAGAAGGGTAGAGATGAATTATTAAAGAATATGGAGTTGGAGGTGTTAATCTTGCAGATTGCTACGGGTAGCGAGGGGTTGAACCTCCAGCATTATACGGAGACTTATTTTGTAAGTGCTCATTGGAATCCCGCCTTGGAAGATCAGGCGGTTGCCAGGTGTCATCGTATTGGACAATTAGAGGATGTTGAGGTGTTTAGGTTTGAAATGGCCCCGTTTGGTAAGTCATGTAATATAGAGCAGTATTGTAAAACAGTGCAAGATGATAAGCGGAAGTTGTATGCTGTATTAGATTTAGAATAGAGAGATTAAAATGAGTAGGTAGTTTTTTTGTTGCTAGGGTATAAAAAATGATACCGGTTGATTAATTAGATGCATTCTCTCTTAAATAATTTTCTAGATACTACTCTCGGTTATAATAGTTAGAAAATATACTTCATAAAAAATAATACTTCAGAGAATGCAATCTTAAATAATACTTCATAGAGAATACAATCTTAAATAATACATCAGAGAGAATGCAATCTTAAATAATACTTCATAGAGAATACAATCTTAAATAATACTTCATAGAGAATACAATCTTAAATAATACTTCATAGAGAATACAATCTTAAATAATACATCAGAGAGAATGCAATCTTAAATAATACATCAGAGAGAATGCAATCTTAAATAATACTTCATAGAGAATGCTATCTATCTCTCTCTTAAATAATTTTCTAGATACTACTCTCGGTTATAATAGTTAGAAAATATACTTCATAAAAAATAATACTTCATAGAGAATACAATCTTAAATAATACATCAGAGAGAATACATCAGAGAATGCAATCTATCTCTCTCGATAAAGCAGAAATGGGTAATAAAAATTGAACTAATATTAGGTAATGTAGTTTAACTACGGTATGAATGGAACGATAAATGTGACGATGTCATGTTGTTATCCAGAATGTGATTATGTTTGTTTAGGGGAGCAGGGAGAGCATAGTTATGCGATTATTGCTGCGTCCGTTATTTTAGTAGGTTTATGTTTAGTAGCAACGGGTTGTTTTCAAAAACCACTTGGTCGCTAAGTACTACTATTGAATATGTTACATACTAATGGATATCCTTTTTTTACAAATTGTAACGCGTTAGTTTCTATAAAGAGAGGGAGGTATATTTTTGGAGTAATATATCATGTATCGTTATAGGGTGCAATCTATCTCTCTCTCGATAAAACATAAATGGGTAAAAAAAACTTGGGGGGTGAAGTTCTGGTTTTATGAAATTATGAAATTATGAAATTATGAAGGTTATACTATATAGTGCTTACTCGATGCGCGCCTTCATCTGGAGGGTGTCTAGAGGAGATGGCTGGGGTTGTTTGGGAACGTAAGCTCGTACTTTCCAAAAGTACCGGGATCCTTCTGCGTAGATTTTGTTCTCTTTGCCGGCAATAAGACCCTTACGAATTTGTAGCACGCTTTCAGAGGTAGCCCATTCCTCAAAGTGAACAAACACTACGTTATATTCCGCGCCCGTCTTCCAGTTCTTCTTCAAGATACGTTCTATTTTACTAATTGTACCAAAACCAATCTCGTGTGATAAGGTTTTAGATAGTTGGAAGTCGGTCACGTTGGTATAAATGTAAGGAAGGCAAAGGGTCGGTTCGCTTTTCCCGAGGGGAGTCTCGGTTTGTGTGAGGGGAGTCTCGGTTTGTGTGAGGGGAGTAGACATTGTGATTTGTGTGATTTGTGTGATTTCTTTTATAACAATGGCTGGGGGGTACTATTTATTTATAGGTTGAAAGCATTTCAATTTTTTGGAAGGGGTTATAAAAATTGAAATACTTTCATCTAATAGATATAGTAATGGAGCCCTATACTGAGTTAGTAGGAGGGTGTACGTACTACATACTATGGACATGAGGGGGGTTATTCTACGTTAGGGGGTAACGAGACTATCTATATAGGGGTAAATCCCGTTCATTAGTCCGGTTATACAACAAGAGGTAAAACTCGTTAAGGAAGGCACGCATATAGGCACATTAAATAGGTACATTAAATAGGTTTTTTAATTTACGCATTTATAACATTTAAAATGCCTTTTATATAAAATTGATTTATAATGTTAGTAAGGTTTTAAATAAATAATTATAATGAGGTCTCATGACACAACCCACTGGATTATTAGAGCTAATGATGGGGTAAATTTCATAAACAGCAACTACCCATTTTGGGGAGTAAAAAGAGGTCCTGGTGGAGGTATTAGAACTATCGTAAATAAAATAAAACCAGGTGATATACTATGGTTTTTGACATCAAAACCACATGGTGGTAAATTTATAGGAATGTGTGAATATACACATTATTATGATAAAGAGGATGAACCGCTAATCTCTGTGAATACTTTTTCAAATAAAGACCAAAACTGGAAGGGGGAAGAATATTGGAGCATACAAATACATTATAAAAATTTATATATTATTACAGAAACACAACGGAATCTTAATCTTAAAGCCGTGATTCAATGTGGTGGAACCATATTAGAATATGAAACATTTAAGAAAAAAGGAAAAGAATTACCTGATTTATCCTATCATTATGAGAATTTTAAGAATTATGCTGAACCTAAAATATTTTAATAATCTGCATTGTAACTGTTCAATTGATGTAAAATTGAAATAGTTTAGTAGGGTTATGGTAGGTTAATAATGGACGCACTTATTAAAGTCAAATGTGGGGTGTTTTTAGAGAAGGTAGAGAAGGACTTTTATCATAAAACTAAGCAGTTGCAGAGAGATATAATTAATGCTACCTCTAAAAAATATGGTTTTGACGTTGTTAATGCGTATAAAGATTATGGTTTATTGGAGGAGGAGGAGGTATTGGAGGAGGATACGTATGGGGAGGTGGAGCAGGAGTTAAGCGCGCCGGTTAATAAGGTTAAACCTAAAAGGTGTAAGACTGCGCGAGCGTTCTTTATAGAGGCTAATAGAGCGGCGGTTAAGAAAGAATTTCCTGAAGAGGTTACTAATAGGTTAGGTGATATGTGGAAAAAGATAAAGGATGGACCTGAAGCTAAACCCTATAAGGATTTGAATAAAAAAGATAAGTTAAGGTATGATGCGGAGCAGTTGAGTTATATGTCATGAGGATGTTTTATGCGATACATATATTAATACTTTTTTATTGGTACCTTATCCTTTTTACAAAAATTGAAACGCTTTAGCCAGTAGTAAAGAGAAGTACCCCCCAGTTTGCTATATCATGTCAACTATTAAAGAGATTATTAACACACACACAAGTGAGATGGTAGTTCGTACTGAGTTGGAGATGAATAGGCATCTTTTGGAAATCAAGGAGAAGTTAATCCGTGATCTTGCGGAGAAGTATGAATTTGATGTAGAGGAGGCTCTGGAGCATTTCGCTGAGCAGGAGGTTGGACATCCAGTTCATGAGGATAAACCGGTAACTAAAACTAAAACTAAAACTAAAAAGGCTAAAAAGGTTAAAGATCCCAATGAGCCTAAAAGACCGACTACTGCCTACTTCTACTTTATGAAAGAGAAGAGGGCGGAGGTATCTGAAGAGGCCAAGACCTATGCTGCTGAGCACGAGGCTCTTGCTAGCGACGCGGCTAAAGCATATGAAGAGATTGCTGACGATGCCTCTGAAGAGGAACTTGCTGATGCCTTGCTACACCAAAATAATACTAAACTTGAGTTTGATCAGGCGGCGCAGATGACGAAGACTACCGAAATCACCAAAAAATTGGGCGCTATGTGGCAACTTATTAAAAACGGACCTGACGCTAAACCATATGATGATATGAATTCTGCCGATAAAATTCGCTACGAATCCGAAAAACTCCTTTACTCTTCTCCTTCCTCTCCTACCTCTGATTAAACTATTATCTTTTAATTACTCCTTTTACTATTTATCTTTACTTTTTTATTATCATATGCCTCTTTTTATCATACTTTCCTACTAACCTTCCTAAATTATCATATAAATCATTCGTATATATACATTTATTATATACCTCTCCTTCTATCCTCTCCTCCTGCACCACCAAATCTATCTCTTCTATTAAATCTACCGTTGACTCTTTTATTTCTTTTATCGTGTAACGAATATAAAGAATCTATATATACATATATATATATATATGGAACCTATACCGTTATATTTAAAGTACAATATGTATGCGTATTATACCTCGAAAAATCATATTATTTTTGATGAAAATCTTAGTTATCTATTACAACACCATATAGTTCCCCTAAAAATAACTAATACCCATACTCGTTTTTTTTATAGTTAAGCAGGTGAATGTAATAACGCATCGTGTAAATGGGTTAGAGATGAACCGATTAGAAGAAAACTACGTAAAAGGGCAAATTTTTACAATAAATTCGTTAATAACATAATTATATAATTTATGAAGTATGCAATGGATATACATAAATTATATGAACCTTTAGAATACAATATAAATAGCGGAGGAAAAGATATACGGAGATTAACTATATTATACATTCAAACCCTATTACATAATAAAAACAACCCTCTAACCGATATTATTATTGATGATATTAATATTGCACATAATACAAGTTTAATTATAGATGATATTCATGACTCCTCTATAAAACGTCGAGGACAGTTATGTGCTTACCTCCTATTTGGCAAACCTCTTACCTTAAACGCTGGATATTTAAAATGCTTATCATTACTTAATAACATAGATAAAAAGTATCCTAAATTGATAGCAGATTATGTAAAGGACCTTTATATAGACTCTTTTTATAAAGGACATATAGGACAAGGATTAGACATTTATTGGGCTACCAATAAATATACGCCTACCATTTCCGAATATTTACTAATGATTGATAATAAGACGGGGATTATTTTTAATACTATAGCAAAACTATGTGTTAGTTCATTAAAGTTAGTTGATAAAACGACCGAGAAGAAAAACGATTTGCTTCTTTTAATGTTATATATCGGACGATTTTTTCAAATACGTGATGACTATATTAATTTAACCTGTCCAGAATATTGGAAACTAAAAGGGTTTTGTGAAGACCTAGATCATAACAATGTATCCTATGTATTATGTTTATATAAACAAATTATTAATAAGCCCCTAAATACTAAAACCAAGCTAAAAACGTACCGGATTTTATATAAATCCAACATATTCACCATGGCCTATTATATTTTGAATACTTACAAAGATAAAATTATAGCGATAGAAAAACGAATAACAGGGGAACCTATTATTAGTAGTTATTTAACGGAGTTCTTTTCAAAACTGTATATAACAAAGGCTTTATCCCCCAAACGGATATTAAAATATATTGACTAATAGTAATATGTCTACTACTGAATATATATTTACGGGGGGGGCGTATATTTTGCAAGGAGGATATAATATGATGTATTATATTGGTAAATTATTTACTCGACCCTCAGAGGAAGAATTAGTAAAAAAAGGCTTGGCACATTTATATCAAGTTAGAAATACCGTTACTTTACGAGAAAAACACCTACGCGAACAAGTTCAACATTATACTTCAAAAGCAGTAGGATTTAGTACGGATAATATGAACCGAGAAGCGAAAGTAATGATTAAATTATATATGCTATATGATGCTCAAGTTAATTATTGCCAAACAACCATGACAGCAATTGAATCCCATATTATATCCCTCGAAAGTATTTCTCTCAATAAACAGGTTTGTTGGGCATTAAAAGAGAGCAACTTTATTAATGGATTTGAAGCCATTGAAGAAGAGATTATAGAAACCGCCGTAGAAAAATTAGATGACCGAAATCAAAGTGCCGGAGACTTTTTAAGAACCTTAGAAGAGATCCCATCCATCACTATAGATGAGTCCGATATAGAGAGAGAACTCAAAAAATTAAAAATAGATACACCTGATCCTAATATAGTATCCACTATCACTTATGATAATTTGCTTATGCAATTGCCTATCGTACCTACCAATCCAGTAATTGTTACTAGTAAGGATACGTGTATCAACAATAATAGTAGCAAACAATTAATTCAAGAACCAGCATAACCATTAGATACTATTTATTGCTAGATCTATTATTTTCTCTCCGCCCACCGACGCAGCAGTTACTACTAAAGACGCGATTGATGCTGACCGATTTCTTGCCGCAACAGGTATTCCCCAACACCTTGATTTAGTTGATTTAGATATATGTTGAAGAAGTTCTTCTTCTTTCGTCAAGATATCTATTTTAGGCTCTGGTATGGCATGTATTTTATATAAAATATTACTCATTTTCATGGCGCGAATCATTCTAGTTACCCCTATGCTCCCTCCACACCTAACTATCATATCATGTTCTAAAAACTGATCTATCTCTTTAACCACCCGCGCTTTTGTAAAATTAGAAAATAACTGATTCGCATAACGTCCATCCTCTATAGTGTAAAATTGCTTTCTAATCTCATCATTATCGATACTTCTCTCTGCTGAGGTGATTGTTTCTATTCCGTGCAAAATAACGCCTACCTTATTAACCGTTTCACCGTTATGTTTCACATTCCAATAGGGAACTATTTTAGTTGGATAGTTTTTCAAAAAGACTACCGGAGTATCCTCATTACATAAATCCTCTGTGTGTTTATAGTCCAACTTTTTTACTCCATAGGCTTCTGTTAATTCAGTATACTCCCTCTGTAGGTAGAATTCCTTTAATCCAAATCCTAAGTATTCCAATAATTCTTCTTCTAAGGTAATTAAATCATTTACCTCTCCGCGCATTTCATATTCAAATAACGGAAATATCTTATCCTCGCGACCTTCTACCAAGTCAGACTTATTCCTATAACTAGTATTTAAACAAAATACACCGGGTACATCTGGATTTAACAATAACTCTTTTTCTAACCATAGTTGACCACTCTGTGGTAAAGGCCACACTTCGCCGTCATAATTATAGGTAAATATAGCATTAGGGTCTTTACTCGCGGCCAAAATACTTAATCTACCTTGAGTATACACTTCATACCATCCTTTAGATTCAAAGAAATCACGCAGTTGTTTTATAACCATACTATAATAACGCATATCAATATAAGATAAATCCATCATACTACTCTCCATCCTTCTACTCTCCATCCTAACTTACCATATTAAGATGACTTTATATATAAAATAAAAAACTACATACTCTAGTTTATATGGTACTGAACTATATCTTCATAATGAAAGATATACCCCTTCATGAAAAAATATAAACTTCATAAAAATATTCACCGCCCAACGCCCAGTGCACCACCACTACCACCCGCTAAAAAGCCAACCCCCCGTTTCATCCGCAACTATAAATATTAAACCAGACAATCCGTTCTCTCGTGCTTTTGACTGGTAAATTAGAGAGTTAATCCCATCGCTTGTAATACCATCTCTTCCTTATCCAACCAACTACCATTCGAGAACAAACTAGGATTTATATTAAGGTCTTGTAGGTATTTGACTCTGTTAAACCCACTGATAGTGATGGGGGGAAATAAAAACCTTAGACTAGAACCTGCGTCTTGTTCTAATTTATAATATTCTTCGGGGGTCACGTTTGACTTCTTCCTTCCATTCTTCGCACAATTATTAAGACGGTCATTATGTTCTTTGGCTAGAGTGATATATTTTTCCATATTGGGCAGGTACTCTTATTATATAAGCAAAAAGCATTTCAATTTTGTGGTAAGATTAGGAGCGCTAATAATATTATATGCCTATACAAGTTAAAATTAGTAAGTCCAAAAATCCTAAAAAAAATTCATGGTTTATTGTATGTTTTGAAATACCTTTCTAGGTTTTATATTCTTTATATAAAAGTATATAAAACTATGTGTCATACGCAACCAGATTCATCTCACCTGAATGATGGATTCCTACCTCGGGTTGAGTTTCCGGCTTCTCTTCTATACCTAAATGTATCTGCACCGTCTCAATGGATATATTTATACATGCCTGAAATTGTAAATCGTCTTCATAGGTACGTTTTAACTTATTAATTCCTTCTATCGCATGCTGTGTTTCTAATATAATACGTTCCGACAATACCTCGTTTTTCCTCATTACTGCCGCATTATATTTTTCAATTACTACTTGAAATAAACTCTGAATAAACATAATGTTATTACCCCGGGATTCGCTGTTATATAACCGGCTTAATCCTCTTAACAATGCCGGCTTTTGGATTCTAACCTGTGGTTTTATTGCGTTATTCGTAGATATTCTATCGTTCTCTCTTATACTACCCAAAATTCTTAATTCCGTTAGCATATCTTGGTCCGAGGTGCTAGTACTATTTATCATCTACTAATACTATCCTCGTATATTTATTATATTATTATTATACTTTTTTACCTCTGGTCTTTTTTACTACCTTCCAACCTTCATCGGATTGGAATTTATCCGCCTCTTTATTATTCAAACTTTTCGTCTCACACATTAATGGTCCATCATATACTCCCCTAACATTCGATGCCTGATAATTATGACCCTTATTAGCCACGGTATCTTTATTAAACCACACATACTCTCCTTGTACTAAATAGTTATATTGCTCCGTAGTTGTCTGAATTGCTGTATGATGCACAAATACATCATCTCCATCTTCCTTATCTGAAACAACGGTTAAAAACCCATAGCCCGCCTTATTATTAAACCACTTTACTCTGCCACAAACACGCAGATTATTAGTTTGAGTGTGTTCAGTAGATGTTGCCATTATATTACTATATTAGGGGCAACCCTTTAAGTTTAGGTTGGTTATATATTTCGTTGATTAGTGTATGTTGTAATTTTTTATAAGGAGGCGGTTCTTTATATTCTAGATAATTTACGATAGTTAAAAACTCTCTAATTTTATCTGGTAGTTCATATGCGGTATTTTTTTGCAGTATAGCTTGTTTATATATAATGATTGTCTTATCATTCACTAGTTGTTTCCATGGTAGGTCGCCTAATAACATATGAACAAAAATATAACCCACGCTTATTAAATCGTCTCTGCGGCTAGGCGTCATACCTTCATGGACGTTTGGGCTAATATATTCAATCGTGCCGACTATATTATTTGTATTTATGGTTTTTGTTATATGCTCATTGTTTCTTAAATATGATTTAGACAATCCATAATCGATAAGATATATGGTATCTTTATCCTTTAATCCCAACATAAAATTCTCTAATTTTATGTCTCTATGCAATATGCCCCTTTTATGTATATGTTCTAATATAGTTATTATTTGAGTTGCGATAGGAACTAATGTTTTATAATCATATAATCCTTTCTCTCTAAGTTCCTCTTTTAAACTCGGTCCTAATAAATCAAATACCGCATAATTATATTTTAAGTCTGATCCATACCATCGTAACTTATATACCCCTTTTATATTTGCCAAATGATTGCATATCTTTATTTCATTCTTTAAAGAGGATGCTGACCTGTCCACGCTCTTTATTGCTACATACTCATCGGTACGCAGGTTCTTTCCTTTATATACCTTTCCAAACGTTCCCTCTCCTAATATTTTTATTAATTTATATTTTTTTTCAAACATATAATATACCGTCCGATATATATTAAATATATATTCACCATTAATATTAATGGTCCTCGTCTCTTGTAATAAAGTACCTGACTCTTATAATACGGAATATGAGACGGCATGCGCGTTTGAATTGAGTGTTTGGCAACGATGGGCGTTATGGAGTATTAGTAACAATAATCATACTCTTATTTGTGCTCCTACCGGCTCAGGCAAAACGCTCCCAGCCGAATTCGCCATTGAACATTTTATTAAATTAGGTAAGAAAATTATCTATACTTCTCCTATTAAAGCCCTATCTAATCAAAAACGCCATGATTTTTCCAAGAAATTTCCCCAATTTTCATTTGGGTTATTAACCGGAGATATCAAAGATAATATAGACGCGGACGTGCTAATTATGACTACGGAGATTCTCAAGAATAATCTCTCTAATAAGGGCACGAATGCTACTTTGGATTTTAAGTTAAATATTCAAGAAGACGTTGGTATTATTATTTATGATGAGGCGCATTATTTTAACGATACGGATAGAGGACACGTATGGGAAGAGTGTTTTATGTTACAACCGAAACATATTCCTATGCTTCTCATGTCGGCTACATTGCATAATCCGGAGGAATTTGCTAATTGGTTGGAATCTATTAGTCAAAAAACGGTAGTATTAGCTCACACTCCTATTCGTCATGTGCCGTTATTCCACTATTTATGGTTTGCTACCCATCCTTCTGCTCATAAAAATATTCGGGATCTGGACCTAGTAAATAATATCAATCAATATACTAATAAATTATTGCGTATTCAAGACGACACTTATCACGAGAAGAATTATTACAAGATTCATCATATTAAGCGCGACCTTCAAAGATATGATGTACGGGTGAAGCGTAATTATATATTGAATTCCCTTATTCAATATTTAACGAAAGAAAAGTTGCTTCCGGCTATTTGTTTTGTATATTCGAGGAACAAAGTAGAGCTAATGGCTAGAGAGATTCAAACATGTCTTCATACGGATGACAAAAAAATCAATCTAGCAGCACAAGTGTGTCAGAAAATACTCATGAAAGTACCGAACTACAAGGAATATATCCATTTGCCTGAATATACGCAATTGGTGCGCCTATTAGAAAAGGGAGTTGCCTTTCATCATTCTGGTATGCTGCCTATTTTGAGAGAAATGGTAGAGTTAATGTTTTCTAAAGGATATGTTATGTTGCTATTTGCCACGGAAACTTTTGCACTCGGATTAAATATGCCTACTAAAACGGTCATCTTTACCCAATTATCTAAATTTGATGGCACTCAGTTCCGATCCTTATATGGGCATGAATATAATCAACAGGCGGGTAGAGCAGGTAGACGAGGATTTGATGAGAAGGGAGTTATTATTCATTTAGCGAATTTATTTGAGTTGCCTACCTCTGCCGAATATAGAGAGATGTTGGCGGGGAAACCTCAACAATTATCGTCTAAATTCAAAATATCGTACGGATTAGTATTAGAGCAAAATATCACCAATATAGAAACCTATTCCAATAATAGTATGATTACGAGGGTAGTAGGTAAAGAGGTGAACTATTATAATAAAGAAATAGAGAGACTTACAAAAGATATTTCGGTCCAACACGAGACCCTATCGCATTTATTTACTCCGATAGAGGTATTAGAATCGTATCATGAATTAAAGGAACGGGACCAACTGGTGTCTAACAAAGAGAGAAAGGCTCATCTAAAGAAGGCGCGTGAGATCGAGCATACCTATAAGCATTTAGTTCAAGATTATGAATATTATACCACGCATGAGGATATGTGCGTGGCGTTAAATAGGGTTCGTATTCAAAAAGAGCATAGTGAAGATTATATTGGTTGGAATATTAAGCAGGTGCAGGGTATATTACACGAGGTAGGGTTTTTGGATGAGGCGTTTCAATGTACGGAAAAGGGAGAGATTGCGACGTATTTTAAGGAAGCACCTGCCTTGGCATTGACGGATTTGCTATTGGAGACTAATTATTTTGAAAAGATGGATACGAATCAGATTGTTGGATTATTAAGTATATTTGCTAATATTAGGGTAAGCGACGCATATAAGCAATGGTTTGTGCCAGAAGAAGATGTATATCTGAAATATGTCATTGAGTATGTGGCTGATCGTATACAAACATATGAAGCACTTGAGATAAAAAATGAATTATATTTTACTAGTACGGAAACCCAGAATGATATTGTTTCCTATGTAATACAATGGTGTGATGGTACCGATGAAACGGGGTGTAAAAAGATTTTGGAAACCATGACGTATAATACGGGAATCTTTATTGGGGATTTTGTCAAGGCATTACTAAAGATAAATAATATTGCAACGGAATTGGAGAGTATATGTTTGGAAAAGAATCAGGTGGCATTATTGGAGAAAGTGAGAGAGATTCCGGTGAAAACACTCAAGTTTGTGGCTACGAATCAATCGTTGTATGTTTAAGATTTTATTTTGGACATTGGGTATGATGTAAATGGATAAGTCGGCGTAACAGATATCATATTGGTTTCGCATCTGGACCCATTAATACTGAGGCACAATCCTGACTCCCAACCACAATCGTCTAATTTTTATCGCAACAATTAATTACCGCGCGGCGCCTAATAGCTCTTCGCGCCGCGGCATTTCGATACCCTACTACATTAGTTGTATTAGTAGGATTTGCATTAACATACTGCATTGACATTCTATGTCTTGGTTTGGGAACGATAAAAGGAGCCGGCGCAGGCACAGGAACAGGAGCAGGAGCAGGAGCCGGCGCAGGCACAGGAACAGGAGCCGGCGCAGGCACAGGAACAGGAGCAGGAGCAGGAGCCGGCGCAGGCACAGGAACAGGAGCAGGAGCAGGAGCAGGAGCAGGAGCAGGAGCAGTAGGACGA